ATGGTCGCAGGCAGTTGTTAGCATGACATCTACTCAATTAAAAAAGAGTAGACGTTGGAACAGCTTAATGTTGACACAGAAAGTTGATGGTCCATCGGGAAGTTTTACTCCACCAACATACGCTGTGATTTATAAACTTACTACTGTTAGTGAGTCTAATGATCGTGGTAGTTGGTTTGGGTATCAAGTTGAGAAAGCAGGACAAGTTGAGGACGCTGGCATTTATAACGAGGCAAAAGCATTTTCAACTGCCGCATCACGAGGAGACGTAGAAGCTAAACCTGTATCTGAAGGAGAGCCTGTAAAAGAGGCACCAAAAACAGGTACTCAAGAAAGCAACGAAGACATACCGTTTTAGGTTAGTCTTCTAAACTGGAGGTTTAGTGGAAGAATTCAAAAATATATTTGAAGGTCTTGACGTAGCTTATGGTCAGCATCAATCCGAAGGGAAGCGTGCTGACGGTAAGCAAGAAGGGAAATCTTACATTGTTAAACAAATTGTTGAAGAAAAATTATGGCAGGCGCACCTTGATGGTGAAGGCCCTTCTTTGGGGATCATTCCTATTCGGGCTGATAACACTGCCAAGTGGGGCTGTATTGATATTGATACTTATCCTATTGATTATCGCAAAATAATTAATAATATAAGAAAATTACAATTACCATTAGTTCCATGTAGATCAAAAAGTGGTGGTCTACATTTATTTTTATTTTTTAAAAACCCAGTATCCGCCAAATTAATACGAGAGAAATTACGAGAGGTTGCATCTGGTCTCGGATATTCTTCTGTAGAAGTATTCCCCAAGCAATCAACCATACTAATAGAAAAAGGAGATCTAGGTAATTTCCTAAATCTTCCATATTATAATTCAAAAAATACAACGAGGTATGCCTATAAAGATGATGGAACAGCGGCGACATTGCCAGAGTTCATTTCTTTATATAATAAATATTCAGTGGCCGGTACCGACGAAGTTGCAATTCAAGTATCCGGTGACGTCATAAAGGATGGTCCACCTTGTCTACAGCAGTTATGCACACAAGGATTTCCAGAAGGAACTAGAAATAATGGACTATTTAACATAGGAGTTTATTTACGTAAATTTGATCCAGATGGTTGGAAAACATTATTGGAGAAATACAATCAAGATTATATGACACCACCTCTATCAGCATCAGAGGTTGTTACAGTTCAAAAACAATTAGAGAAAAAAGAATATAATTATAGATGTAAAGAACCACCTATTAATTCCTATTGTAATTCTAAAGTATGTAGAGGAAGAAAATACGGTATAGGTGGTAATGGATCATCATTAGAGTTTAGTGCTCTCACCAAATTGTGTACAGAACCACCAGTGTGGTTTTTGGATGTTGGTGATACACGTATGGAATTACAAACAGAGGAGTTGCAGATACAAACTAAATTTCAAAAGAAATGTATGAATAGTTTGAATCATATGCCACCTCTTGTAAAACAGTCAGTATGGCAGGAAAACATTGAAAGATTAATGATTAATCTTATTCAAATTCCTGTTTCTGATGATGGGTCTTTGGCCGGTCAGTTTGAAGCTCACCTCCAGGAGTTTTGTACAGACCGTGCCCAGGCCTTAAAT